GGGCGTCTGCTTCGTTGATACCTTCTGTGTACACGATAGCCATGTTAGGTATATCCATGTAGGCTAGTTCTTCTGGACTGATACCCCTGTCTTTTAGGTTTCGTCCTATACCTACAGTGTCTATGCCCAAAGTATCTTGGTACACTGTAAGCACCATACCCTCGTGTTCAATTAGCTTGTCAAGAAAGTGTGATACGTTGTATTTCATTTCTCATGTCCCATCCATACCGCAAATGCACCTGTCATTGCCCCCGTGACTACACTTACCAGTGCTGACTGTTGGGTTGTTGGTTCGGGTAGAGTCATAAACCACTCCACCACTCTCCACGCTGACAGGGACATCATTATCATCATTAGGCGAGGCAGTAGTTTCCATGCCAACACTCTTTCCATAACTATAGTCATTATTTCTTCCCAAAGAACTTCGTCGCTGCTCTTGTTCCAAAGCTTGCAGCAACAATAACGCCCAAGCTGTACTGGTACCATTCAGGCATTTGCTCCAATTGTTGAAATCCGTTACGTACAAGTTCTTCCATCCCCGGAACAAATGCTAAAATAAGTGGTAAACTAAATAGTATTGTAAGCCATTCGTCTTTCCACGATGACTGACTTCCCCTTGCCATCTCAAGGTCCCAGTCAATTTCACCCGTAGCTTTCTTTTGCATGACTACGGCTTCGGCTTGTGCCTTTGCTACTTTGGTAGCTGACTGGGCTTTCTTCTCTTCTACTTTGCCGGACATCCACGTTCCGGCTAGTTCTGCAATCGGTCCGATTAGTAAGTTTAACACTTCCACCTCTTTCTTGCTTGACGCAAACGACTGTTAGGGTCTTTGGCTGCTTTAGGAAACTTCTTCATTTGCCCAGCAGACCTAGCACAGTATGACTTGCGACGCTTTGCTGCGGCACTGCCCGGTTTGACCTTGCCCGTAACAGCAGTCTTTAACTTACTACCGGGATTCTTACGGCGGTAAGAAGCTACACCAGCTTTGGTCATTCCAGCACCCGACTTAGTAGAACGGTAGTTCTTCTTGTTGCGGGCTGGCATATTGTCAGGCTTTCTTGGTGCCACTTTTCTTCCTTCGTTTTCCTGAAGCTGTAACAGACCACTTTACTGCGCGTGGTCCAGTTTTCTTTGCTGCTTCTTTTTTAGTGATGCGTTTGGCAACTTTGGCAGGTCTACAGGCTGGATAGGGACGTTTCTTTTTCTCTGAACCAGAGCGACCGCACTTCTTGCCAGTCTTTACATCCCGCCAGTCTTCTTTGAACCATTTGGTTAAGCCGCCTTTTGGTTTAGCCATTAGGCGTACGTCCCACCACGCTTCTTGTACTCTCTAACAAGCCAAGCATTTGCGTATGCCGAAGGGTAAACATCAAATTTCTTTTTTGCTGCAGCCTTGACGCGAGAGTACAACGCAGGATTCTTGGGCTTTGGGCTGCTCGACTTCTTCTTAGGTTTAGGTGGTGCTTTCTTAGCCATGTTATTTTTTCCTTGCAGTCTGTTTAGCACGACGGAAGTTAGATGCTTTAGGCGCACCTTTACTTCCGGCAGTACGCATCTTTTCTCCGCTACCCGCTTTGATACGACGCTTCTTAGCTGCTATGTTGGCATATAGTCCACGACGTGCCATTAGCGTTTAGCCTTGCCACCACGAGCCATGCCCTTAGATTTCATTGATGTTTTACCACCACGAGCCATGCCCTTACTTTTCTTTTTAGCTTTGCCACCTGCTGCCATCTTCTTTGACGCAACTTTGCCCCCAGATGCTTTACCAACTCTTTTAATTCCGGCTTCAGGTACCACTCTAAATGTGCCATCAGGAAGTTTTATTTTTCCGCTGTTAACGATTTTACCATCTCTTACTGTAAGAATAGTGCGTTCGCCTTTTTCTTTTTTTAATGCCATTTTATTTCTCCGAATAAAGGTTATCAAATACCCGTGCTGTATCTTCTACATAGTTCGGGTCTTGTTTAGAATGATGGACCCACTGACTAGGAGTGAAATCCGGTGGGCCATCGCCCGTTACAAACCAAGCAGGGTTAGTTACCCTTACTCTATTATTTGGCAGTGCAACTATGTTACCTGTCCATTCACCAGCATCCATTAGTTCTAACACATGACTTTGTTTGTGTTGGGCTGGGTCGTCTGCTACTTCGCTGTCTGTGTAGTCTACAGTAAAGTAATACTTAGCAGGAAAGAATTCTCCGTCTATCTTAGCCAACCACGGGCAGGGAGTTGCCCTGTTTAAAACAAATACCGAATGATGGTGCGATTGACAGTCCCACGGTTGGGCAAAATGTGTTGGTATAGGTGTAGGCCATTCCTCTAGGGGTGTATCACCTACCAGTGCAGTCAAGGGCATCCTTGCCCACATAGCACCACCGTGTACATTGTTTTCTTCGTCTTCACACCCTGTAAACAATACTTGAAAAGAAAGTGTCTTCATGGGTAAAGTAGTTACTGCTATCACCATTGCGTGTAAAAATTCACCATGATAGCGGTCAAAGTTGGTTGTGTATTCTCTTCGTACCCAAGCTTTAAAATATGGAATATTGCTTGTGATATAATTCATTGCCATCTCCTGTGTAGTTTACCCCTGAAGGGATGGGCATATATATCACGAAATAAATAAAGAGTCAAGAGGGCAAGTTGCCCTGCCCCCTTGATTAATGTTATACGCCAGTCTGGACTGCAGCAGTCTGGACCATTGCAGTTGGGTCACCAATGTCAGCAATCAAAGCAATAACACGGAAGCGAACTACAGCAGAGTCGGCACCCAAGATTTTAACTTGGATAGCGTCTGTTGCAATTACTGTGTTAATACCTGCTGCTGTAGGGTGAAAGTTGTAGATAGCATCAGCGTTACCATCGACACCATCACAGAAGGCATCAATGTCGGTGCTGATACCAACGTCAAAAGTCACACTAGAACCACCAGCTTCAAGAACGTCCAAGCAACCACCAAGAACGATGGAGTTGTCTGGAAGGTCAATCACCTTGATGACATCATTAGCTGTAAGGTTGTCATCTGCAGCGTCAAAGATTTTTGACTGCATGATGTAAGGACGAATCGCATGTGCGGGATGTCCTACAGTTCCACCACCAGTGATGGTATGGTCAAAAGTAGCCATTTATATGTCTCCCTTACGCGAAGTCAATGACGCCACGAACAACAGCTTCTTGACGCAATACCTTGCGACCAAAAACGTGAAGTCCACGAATGACATCAGAGAATGACTCAGTTGAACGAACCACTTCGGTCTTAGCAATATGCGAAGCAGTGGCTACAGCAGACATGTGACCAGCAAGAACAACGTTCTCAGAGCCATCTGTTGCAAGAGTAGCAGAAGCGTCAGTCAGTGTTAACTGGTCAGTTCCACCTGTGCTGTTTAGTGCAGTAGACTTGTAACAGCGGAAACCAGCAAAGGTACCGTTGATGGCAAGGCCATTACGCAGCGGAGATGAAGCATCACCAGTCACTTGGACTTCGGCGATTTTGTTGCCAGCTTGGAACATCTTCTCGTAGAAGATTGGAGGTGCTACAAACCAGCGGTTTTCTTCAGGCACAGACTCATCGTCAAGCAAACGAGCCATAGCCAGCATCATGTTGATGCCGTTGTCGTTTGTTTCAACGTTGATAGGAGCATTAGCTGTTCCCAATGTACCTGCTGCAGCAGTAGTTGTCAGAGTCGTACCAGAAACGGCAGACGCTGCAATACCAGCGGCATCAGAGATATGCTGTAGAACGGCAGCATCGTACTTACGCTTTAGAGCAAACGCACCAGAAGAGGTGGCAAGTGCTTCAAAGTTTACGTGCGAGTGACGCTCTTCGATGTCGTCAATTTTAAACGCAAAAGCGTTTGCATTGTCAACAACCATAGAGATTTGGTCATCAGCCAAGTCTTGCGGATTTACCACAGAACCACGTTGATACGCGGCTACTGATACAGTAGGCTCCTTAATGATTTTGACTGTGTCGCCAAAGTTTTCAATTTCGCCAGCGTAGTCGGTGTTAGTAATATCTTCCACAACCGAAGCACGACGGAAAAACTTGAGAACTTTTTGGCTAAAGATTTCTGGTGCAAAGTTACCGGATGGTAAGTTTCCATATCCAGAAGATGTACTGAACGCCATTGTTCAATCCTTCCATTATAGTTTTGAGGTTAAGTCTAGTTATTCATGTCAATCCGGCCTTCGTCCCGTGCCAAGT